GATGCTCTCCGTGCAATTCTAATTTGGAACTATGAAGCTGTGAGTATGCTTCCAGAAGGCGAAGTTCCATACTCACCGAATGAAGCTCCCAAAGGAACCGAACACCAACAACTCTCTACGGAGTACAAGAGACTTTATCATTTTGTGAAAGGTGGTAATGATTCTCTTAAATCTCTCCGTAGAGAGAGTATGTTTATTCAACTTCTAGAAGGTCTTCATGCAGATGAAGCTAATCTTCTCTGTAAAGTTAAAGATCGTCGTCTAGAAGAAGACTACAAAATTACTATTGATATTGTAAAAGAAGCTTACCCCGATGTAAAATGGGGATGGAGGAAGTGAATTTGACAAACGTTCAGGTAGAAGAGTTCAAACAGAAGTATGGTATTACAGTTATCGCAACCAACTGTAATCGAAGTGTAGCTGATGACAAAAGTCTACCCGTTGACAGTTACATTCTTACTCTGGAACATGAAGATGAAACTTGGCAAGACATTGTAAAGGGTGTCAAAGTAAAAATCTTTGATGCCTATTACGATACCTTTGGTCACTGTATTAAATCGATGGAATATACCAAGGGTACAATTTCTGCCAAACTTTGGGGAAATACACTCAAGACGAAAGAGAAGAAGAAAAAATGACCGAAGAAAAGTTCGAGTATCAAGAACCAGAAGGTAAAGGTATGGTCGGAGACCTCTCTCAAGGAGAGGCCTCCACTGGTTCAAATAGTAAAAATTGGTCGAAGAAAACTGCAGACCTTAGTTTCGCATCTGGTAAAACTAAAGAAAGTATTGCCAAAGAACTTCGACAAGAAGTTGATGAAGAAGTTCTGAAGAAGGTGAAAAAAGAATATAAACGTCTGAAGAAGTATTCCAAATCTAATCTTTTCACAATTCAAAAACTCAATGGTCAAAAAACCATCATTGATGAACTGATCGAAGAGTACGAACAAAAGTAACCAATTATACAAGACCGCTTGCCTATATACTTATGAGGGTCTATAGTAGACCTGTCGTTCATCCGAGAGATCGGACGCAAGTAAGTCGCGCAACGGTTCCGTTGATCCTATGTTATCATTGATGACTGTTTTAGCCATGCACGTCCCACCTTCAAATTATCTGAAGTGTGATGACTATGAATGGCTAAAACAAGAAGTTCAAGACTCTAACGTCTTTACTCCTGTGGAAAAGTTTGAAATCATTCTTAATTGGATGGAGCATACTGATCCTCATTGTTTTGATAACAAGGACGCAAACGACTGAAGGAACGGAGAAACGGATCCACCGAAAGGTGAGAAGGTTAATTTCCATTCATTCAGGTACGAACAATGAACACACTTCAAATGATCAAAAAGCAGATCGACAAAGCCTCTGCAATTCATGATGCACAAATTCTTCACACCTCTTATCGTGGTGTTAAGTATGAAGTTTGTGCTCCTAACAGTGAAACGCATGGCACTTTCTGTTATCGTGGTCGCACTTACGTTAAGTAAGACAACTGATAATAAACTTAAAGAGGCTCCTCTGGGGCCTCTTTTTTTGTGTAAATAGTCACATGGAGACACCCCCTCATATAACCGCCAAGAACAAGGAGTGTAGTCGGTTGTGGTATGAGTGGTATGAGTTGTTTCAAGACCCCGCCAGGCGTCGTACAAGTGAGTGCCAGGAGGCGCGTAAGAGGTGGAGTGAGTGTGCAAATGAGGCGAATGCAATGATTGCTGCAGAGGTGGATCCTGAGGTATTTGCCAAACTCTTCGGTCCTAGATAGAATAACTCTGCCAGGGTTCAAGAGACAGCTATGAACAAAGCTAAACTCAAGGTTCTCTTAGCCGCTTTAAAGGAGGTTGTAGAGGAACTAGAATCTGAGATCTACTCAGATACAGAGTCTTACATGGAAAAAGATCCATATGGATCTAGTGATTTAATTTTAGATTACGATGAGGTTTTTGATGACGATGGATTCCCAGACTGATTGGCGTTACAGTGATGAGAAGATGAAGTTAAGACAACAAGCTCTTACGATTCTTCTCAATAAATTTGGTTCTGAGTTAAATAGTAGTAACACAAGTAAAGAACCCAACCAGGCCATCTATGAATGTGCTCATGATTGGGTGTCACAAGGTAACGTAAATTGTAATGGGATTGTGAGTTACTACTCCGCATACTACTCCCATGAAAGACAAAAAAGCCTGCAAGAAAATTCTTAAACGTGCAAAGAAACATCCAGACTGGTATACGCCAGAGGAACTTTTGTATGTTAGAATGTATAAGAAAGAACTGAAACAACATGAATGTAAAACTGATCAGTGTAACTCCTGACGCTGAAAAAACTATGGGTTATGTTGCTCGGGTTTCTAATCCGAACAACCAAGAGAATCCAAAGGTTGCAGGACTTCTTGGATACTGTATCAAACATGAACACTGGTCAGTCTTTGAACAGAGTTTCATGACTTTGGAAATTGAAACTACACGGGCTATCGCCGCTCAAATTTTGCGCCATCGCTCATTTACATTTCAAGAGTTTTCACAACGGTATGCTGATAGTTCTCTCTTAGGAGATGAGATTCCTATGTTTGATCTCCGTCGTCAGGACACCAAGAATCGTCAGAATTCTATTGATGATGTTGATCCTTTCTTGAAACAAGAACTTGAGATTGCAATCAAGCGACACTTCGAGAGTGGTATGAATATCTACAAACAAATGCTTGATGTGGGAATCGCAAAGGAGTGTGCTCGTTTTGTATTGCCTTTGGCTACACCAACCCGTATCTACATGACAGGCTCTTGCCGGTCATGGATTCATTATATTAATCTGAGGAGTGCCCATGGAACTCAGAAAGAACACATGGACATTGCGAACGCCTGTAAGGATGTATTCGTGAAACAGTTTCCCGTTGTGTCGGAGGCCCTTGAGTGGGCCTAAATATATTCACCCCCTGATCTTATCGTCATGCCTACATATCCCGTCGTCAATAAAGAGACTGGTGAACAGAAAGAAGTCCGTATGAGTTGGACCCAATGGGATCAGTGGTTGGAGGAGAATCCTGGATGGGTTAGAGATTGGTCTGACCCTTCTACGGCACCAATGGCTACTGAAGTCGGGGACTGGAGAAACAAACTCGTTTCCAAAAAACCAGGTTGGAACGAGGTACTAGAAAAAGCTTCACGAGCACCTGGATCACAAGTAAAGAAGATTTAAGTCTATGCCTGCTAGAAAGAAGAAGACTGATCCTGTCGGTATTGGGTTGAGCGCCAAACAAATGAAACGTAAGAAACCAATCAATACTGATTTATTGTTTGATATTGAACCTCTTACACCAAATCAAGAAAAATTCTTTAAGGCATACAAAGAAGATAAAAACGTTTTTGCTTATGGATGTGCGGGTACAGGTAAAACATTCGTTGCACTCTACCTTGCACTTCGTGATGTTCTGAGTGAGTACACTCCCTACAAGAAAATCTATATTGTTAGGTCTCTTGTTGCTACTCGCGAGATTGGTTTCCTTCCTGGAGATCATGAGGACAAGTCGGCTTTGTATCAGATCCCATACAAGAACATGGCGAAATACATGTTCGATATGCCAACTGATGCTGACTATGAGATGTTGTATGGTAACTTGAAAGCTCAAGAAACTATCTCATTCTGGTCCACCAGTTTCATTCGTGGTACTACATTTGATGACTGTATTCTTCTGATTGATGAAGCTCAGAACTTGAATTTCCACGAACTTGATAGTATTATTACTCGCGTAGGTGACAATTGTAAGATCATGTTCTGTGGTGATGCAGTTCAAACTGATCTTCAAAAGACTTATGAGAAGAATGGTATCCTTGATTTCATGAGGATCATTGAACAGATGGAAGATTCTTTTGAAATGGTTGAGTTTCAAGTTGATGACATCGTTCGTTCAGGTCTTGTCAAAGAATACATTATGAAGAAAACAGCCTTAGGACTCTAATGAATCGAACTTTTGTTAATCATCTTGGTGAAATTGAACTAAAAAAGAAAGAGACTCCAGGTTGTCGTCTTTACGAATTGCCAAATGGTGACTGGGTGCCTTCGATCACCTCAGTCACCTCTTTCTATAACCGTGAAAAATTTATTAAATGGAGACAGAAAGTTGGTGAAGAGAAGGCGAATCAAATCACTAGAAAGGCTACGAGCCGCGGCACGGACTTCCACGAAGTGGCCCAGGATTACCTTGAAGGAAAGTCGGTTGACTGGGAAAGTCATCTTCCCGCATCGAAGTTCATGTTCCACTCCTGCAAACCAATCCTTGATCGGATTGATAATATCCATGCTATCGAAAGGACCCTCTATAGTGAGTACCTTGGCATTGCTGGTAGGGTTGACTGTATTGCGGAGTTTGACGGTGAGCTTGCGGTTATTGACTTCAAAACTTCTGAGTATATTAAACCAGAAGAGTGGTTAGAAAACTACTTTGTGCAAGAGACTTTCTATGCATGTGCATATTATGAAATGACTGGAATCCCAGTCAAAAAACTGATCACCATCATGCAGTGTCCTAATGGTGAGAACCATGTGTTTGACAAAAGGAACAAAGACGAGTATATTAAGCTACTAGTTAAGTACATCAAGAAATTTGTTACTCATAGATCTTCAAATGCCGAATAAAGAAGTAGACAAGGCTCTAAAAGACAAGTTTCTTTGTCAGACTAAGTTTACAAAAGATATTGAGAATCTCGTAAAGAACGATTCTGATTTCAATTACATCGACGCGATCGTTTACTATTGCGAAGAGAACAAGATTGAGTTAGAATCTGTTCCGAAGTTGATCTCTAAACCACTGAAAGAGAAACTCAAAGCTGAGGCCATTGATCTCAACTTCTTGAAACGTACATCCCGTGCTCGTTTGCCCCTGTGAAACCACATCGACTTAGAGGACTCGCAAGTGAATACTTATTTGCCGCTAAGTATTATGAAACTATTGATGATGAAAAACACAGCCTTATAGTTCCCACCCTAGATACTGGTTGGGATTTTATGGTGGTTTCTACTGGTATCAAACTTCAAGTAAAACGATTTACCAAAAATAAAAAGTACAACCCCTACAATCTTGACATGCGACGTAAACGTAACAGTGGTACGGGTAATTATACAGGTACGGAGTTTGACTACTTAGTCGTTCATGATACCAGTGCTGAAGTTGCAACGGATACTTTTATTATCAGTCATGTGTCTCAACTCATGGAAGATGATAAAATGGTACAGTCCAAAAGTATTAAAGCTTTGGTGCATGAAGGATTTGAAATTTTGACAGTGTAATGAAAGTGACACCATTTGAAGTCTACACAACCTATCTTGGGATGAAGAATCATTTCACGAAGGATAAGTATGACTTTGTAAAATATTCTGGTAAGACCCGTGCAT